TATGGTTGCTCGCGTCGAAGGAGATCACCACGTCCTGCTGCGAAGAGTAGGACAGGCCAGTGCCGACCGTGAAGGTCTTCGTGCCGTTGCTGACCGTGTTGCTGGTCGTCGAGGTCGTCAGGTAGCGGTCGCCCGGGATGAGGGTCTGCCAGGACGAGTCGTAGTTCGTGCCGGAGTTCTTCGTCAGGACTTGGCCGATCGTGCCCGAGGCGGGCTGTCCCTGGGCGATGGTCGCGTAGGTCGAGGCCGCAGCCGAAGTCGTCAGGTAGGACGACATTCCCGAGATGGGCTGATAGGTCGAGGCCGCGGTCGAGCTGAGAAGGTAGGGGACGAGCGACGAGGACGTGATGTAGCCGGCTGGGTTGGTCAGCGGGTAGTAGGTCGACGCGGCGGCGCTGGTCGTCAGGTAGGCCGACAGGTTGAGCGTGACCCAGTCCGTGTTGTAGTTCGTGCCGTCAATCTTCTGAAGATACTGGCCAGCCGTGCCGCCAGCAGGGACGCCCGGGCCAGCGGGGCCTTGAGGGCCAGCCGCTCCGGGGACTCCGACGCCGATGGTCAGGGTGGCAGGGGCCGTCGACCCGGTGGTGACGTCGACCGCTCCAGGGATGGTGATCGTGAGCGACATGAAATTAGGCGGTGACCTGACCGATGAGGTCGATGCGCATCGTCTCGGAGTAGAAGACCGTGCCGCCGTTCAGGAACTTGATGTCCCACTTGGCCGTGCCGATGGCCCACGCGGCGGTGCTGCCCGGATAGACGAAGGCCACGGACAGGCCGTTGGGGGCCACGGTCGCCGTCAGGGCGTATTCGTTCTGCTGCGCGTCGATGATGGTCGAGGTGACCGTCACGCCGATGAGGTTCGCGATGCCCCCGGGCTCAGGGTTCCACACCATGGAGGCCGAGAAGGACGATCCGCGTTTGAAGGTGACGGTGTTGCAGCTCATCGGGTCTGACTATGCCCCGATTGGAAGGGGGGGTCAGAAAGCCGTCAGGAGTCCGATGGAGATGATGGGGGCACCCCCCGTGCTGGTCACAGCCTGCCCTGCGGCTGTCAGGTAATCCGCCGTAATGACGAAACTGTCAGGGCCAGTAACGGTAACTGTCTCGCCGATTAGTTCGTCAGCTTCGCGCTGATCTAGGACGATATAATCTGTCGCGTCATTCAGGTAGAAGTCAGAACCAGTGAATACCACGTATGGCTGATACAGGGCAAAGACTTGAATGTTATCGCACCTGAAGAAGCCGTTGCCAGCGGTCGTTTTAAAGCCGGAGTGCCATTCTGTATTATGGCTTCCTAGCGTCCTGTCTTCCCCTCCGTTGCCTAGCGGAAAGCGAAAGCGACCCCATGTGGAGTAGGCTTCCAAGTCTCCGACTAGCGAGGCCATCAGATGCGGGCGTAGTAATACTTGGCCGTTAGGTCGCCGAGTTTCAGGCGGTCACCCCACAGGGAGCCGGTGACGTATTGGTCGACCGAGTAGACCCCGTCCCCTAGCGCGTTGACCTTGGCCAGGAGCAGGTAGCCGTAGGTGTCCGTGTCGGCAGGCAGGGTGCCGCCGGTATTGAACACCGTCGGGTAGGGGTCGTCTGGATCGTAAGGGTCAATCGGAGCCGTGGCCGGGAAGGCGTTGGTCGAAGGGTCTGGTCCGGCTCGCAGGTAGATGAAGCAGGACGAGGTCGACGCGAAGTCGAGGACTAGCTTGTAGCCTGCCGTCAGGTCGTCCAGATACTCGAACACCTCTTCTGTCTCGTTGTAGACCTGCGGCATGAGGTTATTGACCGTGCCAGGACAGATTTCGTAGGTGACGATAGTGGACTCGCCTTCGGTCACTTCCCGGACGTTCTTGACCTTGAACGGTGAGCACGTGTCTGGCACGGCGCCGTCATACATGTCGGCGAACTCCTTCTGGATGCCTAGCGTCGACTGATTATTGGTCGTCGAAAAGACGTAGCCGTCGCCGTTGCGGATAGCCATGGCCTTAGGTGGTCGCGGCGTAGTAGACCTTGCGGCTCCAGCCTTCGTTAGTATAACGGACCTCGTAGGAAATCTTCAGGACAGACCCCGCATAGCGCTCGACGTTGGCGTTGGACAGGAGAAGCTTGGGACCGAACTCGCCGTCGCCGCCTGCACCGACATAGGACGGGATGATGGACACGGCGAACACGCCGCCCCAAGTCCCGTTGTTTGACGAGGCTCCCAGCAGGTCCACGAACTCGGCAGGAGCGGAGGTATCGGTCGTGTATAAGAAGCCCGAGAAGGTCGTGGTCGGGGTGAGGTAGTTGGTCTTGCCGTAGAGTTCGCGTACGGTCGGGTCAACGAAGCCGATGAAGCGTCCGCCGGACTGTTTCTCAAAGCATGCGCCGTTGTCCCCGATGCGGGACTTGACGGGGGCACCCGTTGGGCCTTTGACCGTCGGGCCTAGGTCGCTTTCGGGGTAGTTAGGGGTCTCCCCTGGTCCCGCGCTACCACGGCCGGCGATAGGTCCTTCCCAGCCCGCAGCCTGATCTAGGAAGTTGATGTGGGTCGTGATGTTCTCGGAGCCGAGGGAGTTGCTGGCGACCATCTGCGGGAGCGTGTAGTTGCTTCCCGTGTAGGCCGAGTCGATGCCCACGTAGTCCACGGTGATGGTGGCCATGTTCAGCGTGTCGTATGAGACCCCTACCTTGTGGGCCTTCATATACGAGTAGCTGGAGTTCGGGTGTGACGAGCCGATGACGGCCACGTTGAAATTGCCGTTACGGTCTGACTTGAACACACAAGTCCCGGTCATGAGACCGTAGCCGTCGCCTTGGACTTTCCATCCCGGTTGCAGGATGGCGTTCACCATAGCGTTTCCGTAGTCGATGCGTGCCATATTGGTAGATTAGAGTGTGGACATGGTGGCGGCGCCGTATTGCGCCTTCACTTCCTGCTTCGTGAAGTCGGGTTCGCTGCTCTGCTGGCCTTGGCTTGCGATCTTGTCGAGCAGTTCCGTCTGCTTCTTGGCTTCAGCCAGAGTCTCGTCAAGCGCCTGAAGGACCGGGTTGGCGCCGACGCCGACGACGTTGGAGAAGCCTTCTGGAGCGCGGAAAGAGTTCTCCTTCGTTGCTTTCTCGGCTTCGAATAGGACAGCATACCTTTGCCCTTCTGGGCTTTTAAGGAACGCATCAAGGGCCAACTTCTGCAAGCCTTCATCTTTTGCCATATCTCCTTCAGTTAGCAAAAAACTGCCCCCGGCTGCGCGCATGATTTTCTTTCCTTCCTCGGTTTCACGAAGGAACCGTTTGGTCATTTCTTCGCGTCCTGCTTTGACTTCTTTTTCCTCTTTTTCGCGAGCATCCTTAGCCTTGAAGAAGTTGGCCATCTTGGTCTCTTCTTCGGTCGCAAGCTTGCTCTTGCCCTCGGCGATACGGTTGAGGCCGTCTTCTGCGAGTTGTTTGGCTTCTGCGATGGAATTGCTGACGAAAGCGATGATGCCCGAGATGATTGCCAGAGGTCCGGCAAAGGAGAGGAACACGGACGAGATGGTATTGCCAAACGCCTTGCCGATTTTGTCGAACTGCGACTCCACCTTGCCCGTGGCCTTGGAGGCGGTCTGTTCGACGGCACCACCTGTCGTGCCTACCTTGACCGTAGACGCGCGCTTCTCCAGGCTGGTGATTGCCTCCTTGGCACGGTCTACCGCCTGCGGGACTTCTGAGGTCGCCTTGATCTGAACTTCAAGAGATTGGGCCATCGGTCTTTGGGGGGCTTTCCTTTGCAGGATTGGAAGCAGCGAAATAAACCTCGCGGGCTTCCTCGTCCGCCATGAACGCTTCCTCCTCAGGGGACATGACGGACACGTCGGCGCCGTTGCGAACCCCGAAGGCCGTGTTCAGCCAGATGGCCTGACACTCCGGCATCTCCCAGGCACGCTGTTCTGGGATGCCGTTGGAGACCAGATTGGCAACGATGGCCAGAGGCCACGGGATGCCCTTGCCGCCGCCGCCCTTGGTCTTGGTCTGCTCCCAGAACTTCGGCCAATGACGGACAAGGATGTAGGACGAGAAAAGGTCCAACAGGCGTTGAAACTCCTTGGGGTCACGCTCGAGCTGGATGACCCGCCAAGTGTCCCTGATGCCGAACTTGCCGATTGGTTCCTCGGCGCACAGTTGCACAGCGAGGATAAGGTCAGCGGGTGTGATCGCGCGGTGGCCGTCGACGAGAGGGGACGAGAAGGCTTCCAGCCGCACCCGATACTTGAGGCACCACGGGTAAAGAGTTCGACCCAGCAACCGAAAAGGCGCCGGGTCGACATATGCACTTAAGAAGCGACGGTCCACTCCTTCGATGCTACCCCCTTCGCAGGGGTGTCAATTACGAGTAGGTGATGCCTTCGAAGTCGATGGCCGTGACCGTGACCGATGTGAAGCCCTTGTTCGAGCCCTTGTCGTCGACCTTGGTGATGACGCCAGCGAAGGAAGCCGAAGCAGAGCCAGCCGGATAGGCGGAGGCCGTGTTCACCGTGAAAGAGATGGTGGCGCCGAGCTGAGGGATGGACGAGGTCTTGGCGATGCCTTCGATGGTGATCTCCGACTTGCGGTCATCGAGGCGGTGGGTCTTGGTAATGCCCGTCTCATCGACGACCATGGCCTCGGCGTTGAACGAGGACGACAGGCTGTATGACTGCACGAACAGGTTGTTGACAGTGCCCGCGATACCGTAGACGCAGGTGGTTCCGTTAGAGATAGCGGCCATTTGTATTTGCCCCGATTGGAATTAGGCCGAGGGGGGCAGGACCACCAGCACATCGAACGAGAACGAGGTCGCCCAGGAGCGCTCGTCGATACCCTCCTCCTCGGACATGATGGACACGTCGTAGCACAGGGCATCGGTCGAGGCCACGAAGGCCGCCTTGATGCTGGTCAGGTCGCGCATATTGCCGGACAGGGCGGCGCAGCGGGCACGGTGATCGGCGAGGGTCGTGTCGTCAGCGTTGGAGAAAAGGGTGATGCGGACCGAGCAGGAATAGTTCCCCTCGCCCTCGGGCAGATCGGCAGGAGCCCTGGCATTGTCGCAAAGGACGACCGCCTTGGGAAGGGTCTGGATGGTCGCGTTGTCGCCCGTCAGGAACGTGACGGAGGTCAGCCCAGTCTGGGTCGAGAGGTAGGTGGCCAGCGTGGCCTCTACGATGTGGCGGATGGATTTGGTGCCCATGGTTATTTCTTGTTAAAGTTGTCGATGTCCTGTTGCAACAGCCTGCGGACACGGGCCGGCATCTGTTTGACGCGGTTGCCGTAGACTAGGCCGAGGACGTTAGCCTGGTCGGCGATGCCGTTCACGTTGCCGTCGGCATTAAAGATGATGATGTCCACGTCCTTGTCGGAAGACGAGATGGTGTTCTTGCCTTGGACGCTTTTATGCCGTGTGATCCATGCGGCGTTGAGCAGCTTAACGCCAAAGTCTTTCGGAACTCCGTTGATTACGGGCTTGGGAAGGGTGCGAAGAGCCATGGCCCAGCCGGACTTGATGGCGCCGACCGTCTTCTGCCTCTGCATGACATATCGCTCTAGGTCGTTCTTTTCTTCGGCCACGAAGCGGGTCATCTTGGGAATCCCGCTGACGTTGCGTCCGGCCTTCCAGAGTCGGCCACCCTCGCGCTGGTAGATGGGTTTGTAGACCGAATGGATTTCGGCGATGGACTGAAGGCTGGCTTGGTTCAGGGACTCGTTCGCAACCTTGTTGCCGATCTTGTTAAAGTAGTTCCGCAGCTTCTTGAATCCCCAAGGGGTGCCGAAACCGTTGTATCGGTCGGATAGCATGCGGGCTAGGAAGCCGTTGCCGTTGAGGATGGGCGAGTTCTTGGCCGCGACTTTCCAGAACAGGGCGGAGTTGTCGCTGAGTGCGAGGGAGCCGAGGCGCTTCACGACGCGAGCTCGCTGGGTGTCCTTGGTGCCTCCCGTCATAGGGACGACCACCTTGCCAACGTCTCGGTCGACCGCCTGCTCGCCTGCTTTCTTGGCTGAGTTGGAAAGTCCGTCGCCACCGCCTTTAGCCAGGGGAGGCGTGAACATGGCCGCGTCACTGCAAGCCAAGGCGGCTTGTTCAAGCGCCGCATCCCGAAGGGTCTGCTTGGACTTGGAGGCGTATTTCTGGATGGCCGCCATGAAGTCCGCGTAAGACTTCGGCTCGATGGAGACCTTGACCACAGGCTTACTGGTTATCGTCAATGACGACGAGGGTAATCCATGCCGACCCGGGCTTGTAGGTCTG